GGCATTTCAATTATTGAGTCCGGGTGTCCAGATTTCAGAGATTGATCTATCAACAGTTGTGACAAGTCTTGCCACTACTGGTGGTGTTATTGCCGGTGCCCTTCCATGGGGTCCAGCAAACGTAAAAACACTGGTTGATAGCGAAATCACTCTTAATAATACATTCGGTGAACCTGATACTGATACCGCTAATGTTTGGTTCTCTGCTGCAAAGTTCTTGGAATACGGTAACAACTTGAATGTTGTTCGCGCATTACCAGCGAATGCAAGAAACGCCGCAGAAATCAACGATGGTATTACGTACATCACAATTACAACTCCAGGAACAGGATACGTACACGATCCGACATTAACTTTTTCAAGTGGTTCTGCCACGGCAACTGCACAAGTTGAAGATGGAGAAATTGTGTCTGTGACTGTAACAAATGCTGGTTCGGGATATTCTGTGGATACTCCTCCAACAATCACAGTAACACCAAATGGTGGAGATAGCATCACACAATTAGCTGTATTGACGCCACGAGTTGGAGTACAAATTCAGAATGATACGGACTATCAATTCAACTATTCTGGTGGAACAGAGGGTGTTGGTCAGTTTGCGGCAAAATATGCTGGAGACTTAGGAAATGGTATCGAAGTATTTCTATGCGACGATCCTAACCAATACGTAACTTGGACATACAAGAATCAGTTTACTGGTGCGCCGGGAACTTCAGATTACACCGCAGCATTGGGTGGAAGCAACGACGAACTACACATTGTTGTAGTTGATACTGTTGGTATCATCTCAGGAACTCCTGGTGATGTACTTGAAAAGTATGCTTTCGTTTCGAAGGCCGTTGATGCCCAGAATGCCCAGGGTGGAAGTATCTACTACCCCCAAGTTCTTGCAACCCAGTCACAATGGATTCGTTGGATGAATTTTCCAACAACCGTTTTCAATTGGGGATCAAAAGCAAAGAATACCACATTTGATGGTTACTATGTAAATGGTGCCGCAGCTTACTTAGATGTTTTGACAAGCAATGCTGGAATTCGCTATGCTGCAAAAGTTCCTGGAACTGGTGGAAACGCAATTACGATCACATACGTAAATCCTGGTTCAGATGCATCATTATCTGTTGGTGTTGTTAGTACAGCAATCACCGTAAATCTTGGATATGCATCAGGCGCAATCAATTCAACAGCCGCACAAGTATTAGCCGCTGTAGAAGCTTATCCTGCTGCTGCCGCCTTAGTTTCTGCTGAGTTTGTAACTGGTGGAAATGGTGCAGATTTGGTAACAGCATTCAGCACAACAAATCTTGCCGGTGGTATTAACGGTGGTGGAGACTATGCTTCACTTGATGTTCAACCCGGTTCTGGTACAGGTGTCACTTATACCGCGAAGGCCGCTGGTGCAAATGGTAACCTTATTACCATAACCTACGTTAACCCAGGCGTAACACACACAATTTCTGTTGCCGTTGTTGGTACAGCAATTACTGTAACTCTTGGATACGCAACAGGTGCGATTACTTCGCACGCGACAGATGTACAGGCTGCCATTGCTGCCTCTCCTGCTGCGGTTGCTTTGGTAACTGCTGTTTTGGATGGCGTCGGTGGAAGTTTAGTAAGTGCATATAGCACAACCCCGTTGGCTGGTGGTTTCGACCCTGCAATTTACTCAGTTCTATTAGAGGGCGGACAATCAGTAAGCGATGAAATCACCGATGGACAGATCATTACAGCATATGACCAGTTCTTAGATGAAACTTTCAGTTTCGCTTTATTGATTACCGCTGACCACAGTTCAAATATTGTGGAATATTGCATTCAGAACATTTCAGAATTCCGTCAGGACAACGTGACCTTCTTGTCACCTCAGGAATCATCTGTGGTAAACAATGTTGGTAACGAATCGGTTGCCGTTGTAAATGATCGTAATGTGTATGCAAGTTCAAGCTATGCCTTTATGGATGGCAACTGGCTACAAATTTATGACAAGTACAATGACTTGTATCGCTATGTCCCTGCAAATGGTGCCATCGCTGGTTTGTGCGTTCGTACAGATTACACCCGTGACCCATGGTTCTCACCGGCCGGTTTGAACAGAGGAAACATTAAGAATGTAGCTGGTCTTGCATGGAATCCTCGTCAGGCTTACCGTGACGTGTTGTATCAAGCAGGCGTAAACCCAATCGTTTCTTTCCCTGGTCAGGGAGCCGTGTTGTTTGGCGATAAGACTATGCAAGTAAAGGCGAGTGCGTTTGACCGCATTAACGTTCGTCGTTTGTTCATTGTAATTGAGCAGGCAATTGCTAAGGCTGCCAAGTATGTGTTGTTTGAATTCAACGATGACGTAACAAGAACTCAGTTCCGTGGTTTGATTGATCCATTCTTGAGAGACATTCAAGGAAGACGTGGTTTGTATGCATACAAGATTGTTTGCGATTCAACCAATAACACTCCTGACATGATCGACCTAAATGAATTCCAGGGCGACATTTATTTGCAACCTGCGAAGTCAATCAATTATATCCAATTGAACTTCATAGCCACACGTACAGGAGTTGACTTCAACACAATCGTTGGCCAATTCTAAGAAAGGTATTAAGGAGAAAATCTAATGCCAAGAAGTATTACAGGTTTTCGCTCTCAGTTAACTGGTAGCGGTTCAAGACCTAATCTTTTCCAAATTACCATGACGTTTCCGCTATTAGTTCCGATTGCTTCTGCTGCCGGGTTAATTACCTTCATGGCAGAGTCAACATCGATTCCTGCGGATAAGTTAGGTGAAATTGAAGTCCCGTACATGGGACGCAAGGTGTATTACCCTGGTGATCGTGAATTCGATCCTTGGACAATCACTGTCATGAATGATGAAAACTTCGCTATCAGAGACGCATTCGAATTGTGGATGTCATCTTTGAACCAGCACGAAGCGAACATCCGTGATGCGGCTGCCGCATTGCCTTCTGGATACACAACCAACGCGATTGTACAACAGTTTTCTAAGTTGGACTTACCACCATTAAAGCAATATGAAATGGTATCATTCTTCCCAACTGAATTGGGCGCAATCGAGTTAGATTGGGGAACCAACAACACAATTGAGAAGTTCCAAGTAACTTTGAGATATCAGTGGTGGAACGCAATCGGTCAATTCGGACCAACAACAGATGGTGGAGCCGGAATCTCATTGAATCCATAATTTATTATCTGGTTATAAATATTTACTCAGAGTGGGGAGCCCTTTAGCTCCCCCTTTTGGGTTAAGAAAACAATGGCTAAAACACATAAACATCATATAATTCCAAAACATATGGGTGGAGATAATTCTCCAGAAAATATTATGGTGCTTTCGATTGAAG